CTTTAGCATCTTTGGATACATGCTCACCAAACTTATCAACACATGCTTGGATAATAGTATCACTATGCCAACCTCTAGGCATATGCTCACCACTTACTGCATGTTTAGAACCATGCACTATTGCATGCTCTTGAAAGTCTGTTATAAATTTTTCTAGTTCATTCATGTTGTTCTCCTTTAATAATTAAATAATAATATATTCATATATATTCATATATTATTTTTAATTAAATGTCAAAGTAAAAATAAAATAATCACACATATATAAAATAATAATTCGTTATCCATGTTATTTTCCTTATGCTTATAGTGTGCATACTCCAACAGCATACACACTATTAATATTATTTAGATAATGCAACAGTTGTTTGTACATTAACTACCTTTGGTTTAATATTGTATTTTTCTAATACTTTATTCTCCATTTTAACATGGTCTCTTACATTCTTACGAATGTGATTAACCATATTCTTTATGATAAATCTAAATTGAGCCTTTACTATTTTAGAATCTATCGCAGGTATTTTTACCCACTCACGATTTCTTTTCTTATATATAACGCCCATAACATTTATCGTTTTATCTTCTAAATGTTGAACAAGTCCAGTTACATCTATTTTATCTAATAAAATATTATCATGGTAGCTGTAAGTATTTGAAGTCCTTACTCTTTGCTCTGGATTCACGCTAAAACCTATCTTATAGGTACTGTAGCCACCTTTCATCAAGTATATGTATGCTTTCCTATCTTGATTTTTTAGGTTCGCATCTGTAGTTACTTGCGATTTAATTACATTTAATATCTCATTAGAGTTTACTAATTTAGTCATAGTTTTATTTCCTTTTCTTTTTTTATTAATGTTAAATAGTAGTTTAGTTATACTGCAAACTACCAAATCAGTCTTGGAGAATTAAATAAATATATTTAATACTTTTGAAATCCAAGATGTAGCTGGTTTCACTTTAGAAACAAATCTACCAGATGTTATATCCCTATCAACTGAATTATAACCTTTGTTATAAAATCTAGCTGTTGTTGGGTTTCCATATCTGTTAGTCATAGTCGTTCTCCATGCCATGCTTGTTAAAAGAAACTCAAATATCACAGGCAGAATATTTAAGTTTGTATTAATTATATATAATACTTTCATATACATTTCAAGTATTATTTATAATTATTTTGTTACCAGATTGGTAATTAATTACCATCTCTGTTTATTGCTCTGCCATTAATCTTGACAGATTCCACAATATGCTTTGTGTCATTATGTGTGTAGCATAATAGACAATCAATACATTTTTGTCCAGTACAATTTTGTTTATCTTTCATATTGTCTTGGTCTACATTATTAAATGTACTGTCAAAGTATTTTGGTGGTTCAATAATAGTATTTATTATTGAATTACTAAATATTAATTTCAAATTCTTTGGTTTACGATTTTTATCAAAGTATTTGATAACAATATCCTTACGTTTAGTCCATAATGCAAAGGTTACATTAGGATTTAGCATACAAATCTTTACAAGATTTACAAGGTGCGTCTCGTTTATAAGTTCACCATGAGCATTAAACCTCATATAGAGTTGGTTTATGCGTGGTATATTATCATATTCAAGAACTTTAATACTTAAAGCATCACTATTTCTTTGCAATGCATTCTGCATATTTTTCCTATATGTGTTTAACATGCTATGTGAATAACAATGCTTACATATAACATCATCATTCTTTGACGCATTCATTTTGGTACAAAATTTATTGGTAACTGTATTGGTACTAATAGCTTGTAAACCTTGTAGCTTACCAGTCATTTTTGAAATGTGTATTGTCATTATCATCTCCAATATTAATTAATAAATAATATATTCATAACTATTCATATATTATTTTTAATTATATGTCAAGTATTTGGTGAATTGACATCAAAACAATGCCAATTAATATATTAATTGTTAGTATAATTCCCAACCATACGATATTAGCATGTATAGTTGGTATTAGTGCGACTATGGAAAATATAACCATAGCCATGCCTAATAAACTACAAATTTGTTCGTTCATGTTCAATCTCCAATTTAATTTATTAAATTAAGGTGAGCAAGGTCGTAAATCTCACTCACCTTCTTTGTTAAGCTAAAAACTTATCAAACCTTTCTTTCATAAAAGCCTTAGCTTTTTTATAATCATCAAAGAAAATATAATCGTGTGGTTCTGAACTAAAAAAGTCAGCATTAAACTCACCACTATTAAGTGCTTTAATGAAATCTTCTAAATCGTAGCCATTCATATGAGTTCCCTCATTATGAACTGCCCAGATAATGTCAACAGTTGTTGTCATTGTAGCAATAGTGCTATCTTTTGGGTTAAGGTTTACGTTAGTAACTTTAGACATAATAAATCTCCAATATTAATTAATAAATACTGCTTTCACAGAAAGCTAAGTAGTATTTTTAATTATGTTAATATAACTTCGATAGCTTTACCATCAATTTCAATAAATGTATTACCATTTATGAAATATGTCAAGCGATTGATAATAAATTCTTCTTTAGTCATTGATACTCTTTCGATACCAAAATCATTTTCGTGTATTGTCATGTTCAATCTCCAAAGTTATTAATTAATAATATAATATATTCATATACATTCATATATTATATTTTAATTATGTTGTCAAGATTTCATCATTGCCATTCATCAAAACGACAACAACTTCATCATCTATTTATTTATTAATATATTCATATACATTCATATATTAATAAAAAATAGTAAGTAAACCAAAGGTTTAACTGCCTAATTTGTAGGCATATCATGTTGCGAATATATGCATTATACACGCATGAATGATGAAAATTTCAGCAATCATCTGCCTAATTTTTGTGCAATCTATAAGATTGCCTAATATTTAAGCACTTTAAGGTATCTCTTTAGAGATAATGAGACTTTGTAGTCTATAAAGACTACACCCCACCCCAAAAATCGTGCGTGCATGTTATATATATATACAAGTGTGCCATATATGCAACAAAAATAACAGGATTTCTCATCAAAATAAAAAAAATAAAAAAAGTACTTGACAATTAAGTGGGGAGTAGTGTATAATTATATATAATATATAAAATTACTAAAACCATAAGTACATTGTTTTTTGTTTTTATTTGTTTTTCTTATTAAAATATATAAAAACATACAACAAAGGATACAAAATCATAGAAACCACAGATACTATAGAGACTATAGAGACTCCATCACAGTTTGAAGCTCTCTTAAACCTACAATCACTTGTTTCCCACAAAGTTGAACAAGAATCTAAAGGAGATTTTATAACATTTGTTAGGCAAATGGCTCCAATGCTTGTTTCTGATTGGAAGATGGGTAAACATATAGAGGTTTTATCAGAGAAACTACGTCAATTAGAGTCAGGTGAGATAAAAAGACTTATGGTCTTTCTACCACCCAGGTCTTCTAAGTCTGTTATTTGTTCTAAATTGTTTCCTGCATGGTATATTGGAAGGAATCCAGAACATGAAATACTTACTGTTTCCCATAGTGACCAGTTATCAAGCGATTTTGGTCGTTCTGTCAGAGATTTGGTTAATGCTGAAGAGTTTCAGAATGTTTTCAAAGGAGTGTCCTTACGTTCAGATGTACGAGCAGCAGGAAAATGGAAAACAAACAAAGGTGGACAATACTATGCTGCAGGGGTTAGATCCCAGATTGCAGGAAGAGGTGCACACATTGCGATCCTTGATGATGTCATGTCAGAAGAAGACTCATACTCTGAAGCAGGCAGAAGATACGTTAAGGAATGGTATCCAGCAGGATTAAGAACACGTATAATGCCTAATGGTTCTATACTTATTATTAATACGAGGTATCATTATGATGATCTCTGTGGATGGTTACTAAAACAAGAAGAGAATATGGGGGATTATGATGTTATTCCCTGGGAAGTTGTACGTATACCAGCATGGCTTGATGAAGATGCAGCAGAATTATTAAATTTACCAGTAGGTTCTAGTTATTTTCCTGAATGGAAGCCAGATGAAGTATTACGTGTAGATGAACATGAAATTAAAGCGTCAAATGGTAGTAGATACTGGAATGCATTGTATATGCAAGATCCTACACCAGATGAAGGTGGTTTAATAAAGAAGAAATGGTTAAGATGGTGGGAATATGGCGAACCACCACCCTGTGATTTTATATTACAAACGTATGATACAGCGTTTTCTACTAAAACAACAGCAGATTATAGTGTTATTCAGACATGGGGTATATTCTCTATGTATGATGAAAGTGAAGAAGGTATAGAATCTTTTCAAGGTAATCTTATTTTATTAGGAAACATTAAAGGAAGATTTGAATATCCAGAATTAAGACGTATGTCACAACTATTATATCAAGAACATAGACCTGATGTATGTATGATAGAAAAGAAAGCATCAGGACAATCATTAATACAAGATATGCGTAGAGCTGGTATACCTGTGTTAGAATATCTACCTGATAGAGATAAAGTATCCAGAGTATATGCACTT